CATCCATAATGTCATCATGCTTAGGAACGGGATGCTCAAAGAACTCATCCACTATCTCATCCATTTCTCTTCTAATATAAAGTTTTTTATTATTAACAATAGGACCTAATGATGTTTCAAGCCTATCTGCCTTTTTAATACCTCCAGGGGGCTTAACTCCCTTGAATATTCCAGGTATCAATTTTCTATCTGTAGCAGCCATCCTGGTAACCATATCCCTGACCATTTCCTGCGCTGCCACCGTTTCAATAGTTACACGCCTTACAGGTGAATATTTCCTTGCCATATCGAGTATTTTTTCAGGCAGATCAAATGTAGGGATTCTTTCCCTATAATACTCAAGCAGATACCTGTTTTTATTAGCATCAATACCCATTACAACAATTACCTGGAAATCAGATGTTACAGTAGCAGTAGCAGCAATATCAACACCAATATAAATATTGACAGGTATTGCCTCATCGTTATTAATCAAATAGGCATAATTACTAGCAGATTTGAATACATAATCATGATACTGTATTCTATCAATCTTGAATGCTGCAGATGAGATATCACGAGCATCATTCATATACTCCTGAGCATATTTGTTAATTAGCCCTGCTTCAGAAAACTCTCGCTTCTTTGACTCAAGTTTCTTGATTGGGAACTGTTCGGGCCAAAGAGGCTCGTTATCTTCTATTGCC